GGAACTTCTGGGTAAGATGACTGACGTTGGGTTGTTTACCGAGCGTAAAGAAATAACGGTTACCCACCAGACAGCAGATGAGTTACGTGAAAAACTACGTGAGAAGCTGCTAGTCTTGAAACAAAACAGTGAAGGAGTGTATGAAACAGAGGCAAACGAGCCAAAATAGTCTTAAACGATGCCAGCTTCTGTACTAACAAACCTAAACCCTACTCCTCCCCCTCCTGAGTTTACCGCTGAAGAAGTAGATTTGCTTCTACAGAACCTAGATACCTACACGCCTGAAGAACAAGCTGAGATATACCGTATTGTTGAAGAGTTGGAAGGTCGAAAACGGGCCGAGGCTGCGGCTAAAGACCTGATTGCCTTCTGCTGTGCTATGCAACCTGATTATAAAGTGGGCAAACACCACAGATTACTTGCTGATCTTCTCATGGAGATTGAAATAGGCAGGAAATACGACGAAGACGGAGCAGAATTACCTGATTCTGGTAAGGATCGGGTCTGTGTGAACATGCCACCCCGCCACGGCAAGTCTCAGTTGATTTCTATTTACTTTCCAGCGTGGTTTTTGGGGCGAAATCCGGACAAAAAGGTGCTGATGGTCTCCCATACCACTGATTTGGCGGTAGATTTTGGTAGAAAAGTACGAAATTTGATCGGAACAGACGAATATAAGGCGATTTTTCCTAATGTGCAGCTTGCACAGGACTCAAAGAGCGCGGGAAGGTGGAATACCAACGCAGGCGGGGAGTATTTTGCCTGTGGTGTGGGTTCAGCGTTGGCCGGACGGGGTGCTCACCTGCTTTTGATTGACGATCCACACAATGAGCAGGACATTATCAACGGAAATCTGGATGTTTTTGACAAAGCCTACGAGTGGTTTACTTACGGAGCGCGAACTCGTCTGATGCCTGCGGGTCGTGTGGCTATTGTGCAGACCAGATGGCACTTGGATGACCTGACAGGGCGGGTTGTGCGGGATATGGCGCAGTCTGACTTGGCCGACACCTATGAGGTAGTAGAGTTTCCAGCGATTCTGGAGACAGAAAACCCACAAAACCCTGCAAAACCGATTGAAAAACCCCTATGGCCTGAATTTTTTAACCTTGATGCTCTGTATCGCACCAAGGCTTCTATGCCGTTATTTCAGTGGAATGCTCAATATCAGCAAAGTCCTACTGCTGAAGAGGCAGCTATTGTAAAACGCGAATGGTGGCAAGAGTGGACTAACGAAGTTCCTCCACCTTGCGAATACATAATCATGTCTCTTGATGCAGCGGCTGAAAAGAATAACCGTGCTGACTACACAGCCCTGACTACGTGGGGTGTTTTCTATAATGAGGAAGAGAACCGGTACGCTATTATTCTGCTGAACAGCATCAAGAAACGGTTAGAGTTTCCCGAGTTGAAAGAGTTGGCATATGAAGAGTTTGACGAGTGGGAGCCGGATGCGTTTATCGTAGAGAAGAAGAGTAGTGGTACGCCTCTCTATCAGGAGATGCGGCGGATGGGTCTGGTGGTGCAGGAGTACACGCCGCATCGTGGGTCTGGGGATAAGATAGCGCGTTTAAACTCTGTAGCGGATATAGTAAGCTCCGGTTTAGTTTGGGTTCCACAAACACGTTGGGCAGAAGAACTCGTAGAGGAAGTGGCCGGGTTCCCTTTCATGTCACACGATGATTTGGTGGACAGCACTATAATGGCACTTATGCGGTTTAGGCAGGGTGGGTTTATCCGATTACCCACAGATGAGCCGGATGAGGTGCAATACTTCAAACAGCGTAAAGGCGGGTACTACTAATGGCAGAATTAGAACTTGGCATTGTCAACCCTGACATGGTGACACTGGACGATGGTAGCGTCGAAATTACGTTGGTTCCTGAACAGGGACTTGAAGAGACTATGGGTGCGCCATTTGATGCGAATCTCGCAGAATATTTAGATGACCGACAGTTAACAGAAATATCATCTGAACTTATAGGTCACGTAGAAACCGACACATCCAGCCGTAAAGAATGGGCAGACTCGTTTGTAAGAGGATTGGATGTGCTTGGTTTTAAATATGAAGAACGTGTTGAGCCGTGGGAAGACGCTTGTGGTGTCTATTCCAACGTCCTCGCTGAAGCCGCCATTCGCTTTCAAGCGGAAGCAATGAGTGAAACTTTCCCTGCCGCTGGCCCTGTCAAGACCAAGATACTAGGAGAAGTAACCAAAGAGAAAGAAGATGCTGCCCTTCGAGTTCGGACGGATATGAACTATGAGTTAACGGATGTCATGGTTGAGTATCGTCCCGAACATGAACGGTTACTCTATTCTCTTGGTCTTGCAGGGTCAGCTTTTAAAAAGGTTTATTTCGACCCTAATCTTGGCAGACAGGTGGCTATGTATATCCCTGCCGAAGATGTCATCGTTCCTTATGGCGCGTCTAACATAGAGACAGCAGAGCGTGTTACGCATGTAATGCGTAAAACCAAGAATGAGATGGTAAAGCTACAAGCTGCTGGCTTCTATAAAGAAGAGGAGTTGGGTGAGCCTCTCTCCTATCACACCGATATAGAGGAGAAAAAAGCAGAGGAAGGGGGGTACGCCCTCAACGCTGATGACCGTTACACGGTCTTAGAAGTCCACGCAGACCTGATTATAGACGAGATAGATCAGGACGAGGGTGACTTACAGATAGCAAAGCCCTACGTGGTCACCATAGAGCAAGGCTCTGGAAAGGTTTTAGCTATTCGTCGTAACTGGAATCCTGACGATCCTTTGACGCTCAAGCGTCAACATTTTGTCCATTACGCTTACGTCCCCGGTTTTGGCTTCTACGGCCTTGGTTTAATTCACATTATTGGTGGGTACGCCAAAGCAGGCACATCTATCATTCGTCAATTAGTTGACGCCGGTACGCTAGCTAACCTGCCGGGAGGGTTGAAGTCCCGTGGGCTGCGGGTCAAAGGAGATGATACTCCCATTGGCCCCGGTGAGTTTCGTGATGTAGATGTACCTTCTGGCAGCATCAAAGACAACTTAATGACGCTTCCTTATAAGGAGCCTAGTCAGACACTTCTTGCATTATTAAAGCAGATCACCGAAGAAGGGCGGCGTTTGGGGGCGATCAGTGACATGAACATCTCCGATATGAGCGCAAATGCCCCCGTTGGCACGACTCTTGCGCTTTTGGAGCGCACTTTGAAGCCTATGGCGGCAGTTCAGGCGCGTGTTCACTATGCCATGAAGCAGGAGTTCAAGCTGCTCAGAGCGATTATTGCCGAGTACGCCCCTGACGAATATATGTATGTGCCTGACCGTGCTGAACCCCGTGCTCGTCGTATGGACTACGATATGGTGGAGGTCATTCCTGTCAGTGATCCCAACAGCAGCACGATGGCACAGCGCGTTGTGCAGTATCAAGCTGTCATACAGTTAGCCCAAAGTGCACCTCAGATATACGACTTACCTCAGTTACACCGACAAATGATTGAAGTTCTGGGTATTAAAGACGCAGACAAACTTGTTCCCACTAAAGACGATATTAAGCCTGCTGATCCTGTGAGCGAAAACATGGCTTTCTTGGTGGGCAAACCAGTAAAAGCCTTTATATATCAAGACCATCAGGCACACATAGCTGTGCATGAGGCTTTCTTGCAAGACCCACAGATTATGGCGTTTATAGGTCAAAACCCCGCTGCACAACAAATTATAGGGGCTATAAGAGCGCACATAGGAGAGCACATGGCTTTCTTATATAGACAACAGATAGAAGAGCGACTTGGTGCACCTCTACCAAAACCGGATGAAGAGATACCGGAAGAGATAGAAACTAAGCTATCGAGTCTACTCGCCCAAGCAGCGCAGCAAAACACGCAACAAAAACAAGCGAATGTAGCGCAACAGCAAGCACAACAGAAAGCGCAAGACCCAATTCTTCAGATGAAGCAGCAAGAATTGCAGCTTAAAGCGCAAGAGCAGCAGCGAAAAGCACAGAAAGATCAAGCAGATACAGCACTTGATGCTGCGAAACTACGACTTGATAAGGAAAAAGCAGATCGAACTGCCGCTATAGAAGCCACTAGAGTGGCAGGACAAGTGGAACAGGCAAATGCCAGACAAGATTTAGACGAGGCTAAAGCGATATTAGACTTAGCCAAGACTCGACAAACGCCTCCTAGGAGACAGTAATAAATGGCACAAACCGTCTTTGACGTGCTGAACAACAAACTTGTAGAGATGCAAGCGCAACAAGAAGAATTCCTTTCAAGCGGAGGAGCTAAAGACTTCCCCGAGTACAAGGAATCGTGCGGAGTGATACGAGGTCTAGCTGCCGCACGCCGAGAGATAGAAGACCTTGCGCGTAACTATATGGAAGACTCAGATGACTGAAGCGATTGAAATGACTGCGCTTGAAGCAAAGCGTAAGCGAAAGATAGAAGAGACAGAAAAGGCAGAAGTAGTGTTAGACAAACATGTTCCTAAACCTGTGGGTTATAGAATACTTGTATGTCTACCTTCTATAGAGGATACGTTTGAAGGTGGTATAGCTAAAGCGGCCTCTACAATGAGAGAGGAATATATTCTGTCTATGATGGGAGTGGTAGTCGATATGGGAGATCAAGCCTATAAAGACGAAGCACGTTTTCCAGAGGGGCCGTGGTGTAAAGAAGGCGATTATGTAATGTTTCGTGCCAACACAGGCACGCGATTCAAGGTTGGCAACGAAGAATATCGTTTGATGAACGATGATTCTGTCGAGGCTGTAATTGAAGATACGAGTAAAATAACTCGCGCATGAGGAGATAGTTATGCCAATGCAACAAGTAGAATATGAGTTTCCTGATCCTGATAAAGAATCAAATTTACAGGAAGTAGAAATACCTGAACAAGAGCCTGAAGCCCCGAAAATAGAGGTAGAGAGCGCCGTAGGGCGTGAAACAGTAGAGTTTCCCTCTAAACAAAAAGAGCAAACCACGATACAAGCTGGGGAAATAGAGATCGAAGTAGAAGACGATACTCCTCCTGAAGATCGTGGAAAGACAGCCTCTCCTCCAGAAGACATTACGGAGGAAGAGCTACAGACTTACGGCAAAAAAGTACAGAAACGCTTAAAAGCGTTATCTAAAACGTATCACGATGAGCGCAGAGCCAAAGAAACAGCAATGCGTGAGCGTCAGGCTTTAGAGCAATATGCGAAACAGTTAGTTGAGGAAAATCAACAACTTAAAGGCAAAACGAATCAAAGTCATAATGCACTCATTGAGTCTGCCAGAAAACAGGTTGAGTCTGAACTAATTGTAGCGCAACAAAAGTATCGAGAAGCATATCAGTCTGGAGAGCCAGACGCGGTGCTAGAGGCGCAGCAAGGACTGAATGCAGCACAAATTAGGGCAGAAAAAGTAAATAGTCTTAAACCTAAACCTGTAAGTGAAGACACAGAAACTTCTTTACAAACAACACCTAATACAGTACAACAGCCAGCACAACAGCCAATACAGCAGGCCCAACCGCAACAAATTGAGAGTGACTCAAAGGCGGAGGCTTGGAGGGATGAAAATCCTTGGTTTGGCAATGGCCCTGAAAGTGACACGGAAATGACCGGTTTTGCTGTAGGGGTGCATGACAAATTGACTAAAAACGGGGTTGACCCGCGATCTGACGAATACTACGAGCATATCAATGCTCGTATGCGACAAGTGTTTCCTGAACACTTTAAAAATAACGGGATATACGAACCAGAGGAACAGCCCAAAGCAAAATCTAGCAATGTGGTTGCACCCGCTACGCGGAGCACTTCACCTAACAAAGTTAGGCTAAAGCAATCAGAAATTGCTATCGCAAAGAAACTTGGAGTTCCACTGGACAAATACGCCTTACAGGTTGCTACTTTAGCGGGAAAACAAAATGGCTAAAAACGAATTGCGTGCTTCGCGTGAAAGCGAAAATAGAGAATCAAATACACGTAAGAAGGCTTGGGAAAGGCCGGAAGTATTGCCTAATCCCACACCGGAAGACGGGTATGTGTACCGATGGATTCGTACCTCTACAAGAGGTGTTTCTGATGCCACTAATGTTTCTTCCAAAATACGTGAAGGCTGGGAGCCGGTAAGGGCTGACGTTCACCCTGAGATATTTGCAGATGCTGTCACTGACGACAGGTTTAAAGACAATATCGTGATTGGTGGATTGATGCTGTGTAAAGCCCCAGAAGAGATGGTCAACGAACGCAACGCATACTATAAGCAGCAAACCGCTGCTCAGATGCAGTCTGTTGACAATAACTTAATGCGAGAAAGTGATCCCCGTATGCCTATATTTAACGATAGGAAATCGACGGTATCTTTCGGTAAAGGTTAACTAGGAGTCTATCATGGCAACTTCTGCTGCCCCTTACGGTCTAAGACCGTTGAATCTGATAGGAGGACAGCCTTTTGCTGGTTCCACCCGTCAGATTAAGATCGCTTCCGGTTATGGCACTAACATATTCAATGGCTCTATTGTATCCATTGTTGCTGGTGGCACTATCGAAATCGTGACTACAAATGGAGACAACTCTACGA